CTTGTGGGGCGGCATTCCCGCTCCCCCGCCGGGGGCCGCGGTGGGGGCTATCCCCGCCGCGCTTGCGATTAACGGCGAAGCTCTGACTAGCGCGACTGCAACTGTTACTCCGGCTGCGGTCGAAAACTACTTTAATATCTATGTTTCCGCGCAGGTAAGCGTACCGAAGGGCTGCTGCGTGACGGTAAGCATGCGCAACACCAGCACGCAGGCGGTTAATTTTGCAAACAGCAACCTGACCGTCGAGCGTGTGGCTTAAAAGGAGGAAGCAACATGTATGATCTGAGAAATCTCCGCGAAATGCTCTGCAAGGAGCTGGACGAGATCGCAGACAAGCGCGAAATGTCTGCGGGCGATCTGGACGCGATCCAGAAGCTGACGAGTTCCATCAAAAACGCCTATAAGATTGAAATGCTCGAGGACGGCGGATATTCCCGCGACGGCGAATGGGAAGCGGATATGCGCGGCACATATGGACGCGGAAGTTCATACCGTGGGCGCCGCCGCGACGCAATGGGCCGCTACAGCCGCGCCGACGCCCGCGAGCACATGCATGCGCAGCTGGAGGATATGATGCGCGACGCGGACGACGATAAGGCCCGCGAAGCCATCCGCCGCTGCATGGAGCAGATCGAGCGGGCATAAGGAGGGACACACATGCTGGATGAAGCCGAAATCCGAAAGGAGATTGCACGGCTGGAATACGAAGAATCCAGCTATCCCAACTATGCCAAGCTGGCAGACCTTTATGTGATATGCGACAGGATGCGGGAGGACGAACAGGGGAGCCGGAGTTCGCGCGTGCACGCTTATTCCGGAGCCAATGCACCTGCAGTGCAGGCGGCAGTTCCGCAGGCAGCGGTTACGCATATGGTAGGCAGCTACGGAGACAGTGACTTCCTGCGCGCCATCGCAGAAAAAGACCCGTCCAAAGTCTGGCCGATCGTGGACGAGCTGATGGATACGGTATTACTTGTCAAGCGAAGCGTGTATGATTCCGTTATGCGGAAGATATCCGATGCAAGATAAAACCGGTTACACTCTTATTACACTCAAGAGCAAGAAAAACCGTTGAAATTACTGCATTTTTTATTGAATGGGGTTCAAGAGGCCGCTGGTTCGAATCCAGTCACTCGGACCAATGTAAAACGGGAAAAGCCCTGAAACTGCAAAGGGTTCAGGGCTTTTTCTTTTCTTCTCCGTAAAGAAAAAATCACGCCAGATTTCGAGAAATCACGTTGGGTTACACTCCCGGTTACACTCCACTTTTTATCCTAGATCGCGTTTATGATTTTCTTCAAGTCTTCCAGATTCACGTCTTGGTAGTACCGGAGCATCTCAGGGCTTGCGTGGCCGATCAATTTCATTTTATCCTTGTCGGGCGCAACAACTTTTTTCATCAATGTCGCGAATGTGTGCCTGCATGTATGCGGCGAATATTTGTGGATTCCGTTTACCATTGGGTTTTCAATGCCGACGGCTTCTAGTGTGGGGTAAAAAACAGCGTCCCGGAATCTATCATAGGAAAATTGGTTACCTTTTTCATCGCAGAACAACGCGCCGGACGCTTTTCCTGCGTAAAGACGATCAATAATGGGCTGGATCTTCGGGCTGATGGGAACGACACGATTTTTTCCAGCCTCCGTTTTTGCACCACCGGTCAGCGTTTTTTTATTCGCATCGTAGTTGTCAACGCTCAGTGCCAGCAGTTCTGACGGTCTGAAGCCGAGATAGCACATTGCGTAAATATAATCCGCGAACGGAATTATGCTGACAGCATCTCGTATTCTTTCAATCTGTTCTTGCGTAAAGCTTTCCCTCGCCGCTCCGAACTCTCCGCTGACAATCAGATATTGCCCTAAATTCAGTTCTGCGTAGCCGCGCGGAACTGCGTACTTGTACATAAGCCCTGCTAACGCTTTCATGTTTTCTTTTGTTCTTCTTCCTCTCGGGCATTCGTCCATGCATTCCTGCAAATCATCTATTTCTATATCTTCCAGTTTCCAGAACTCAACTTGATAAAAGTATTTTTCGGCTGATTTGTAGCAATCAATTGTGGATTTCCCAGCTCTGTGAGTGGGGAGCCACATTTCGTAGAGTTCGCGCCATGTAATTGCTTTTTCACGCTTCTTCTGCCCGGCCAACATCGGCAGGTAGTCAAGCGCTTCTTTTTTTGTGCGGAATCCGCATTTCCGAGCGACAACGCGCTTTACAGATCCGTTTTCTTCTCGGTATCCCTTTGTTATTTCCGCTACCCATTTATCGTTGCGCCGGTATACCGAGCCCGTGCCGTTCCCGCGTTTTGTGGCCTTTTTTGTTTGCTGTTTTTTCCCGCACCAGCAACAGTAGGGCACGCCGTCTGGGATTTCTTTTTTACACTTGATGCACTCCATGTTTCCCTCCACGTTCTTTTCGGATTGCATAGAAAGTAATTGCCGAAGCCAGCGCTGAACCTACGATCAGGGCAATGCAAACCCATGCAGCTACGGACAAATCTCCACCGCGAATGAGGCCTGCGCTCCGACTCTTCGCATCCATCACAAGGCAGGCAATCAGAGAAAAGGAGAGCAGCATACAAAACAGGGCGAGGACGTAACACATTGTATGTGTAGACCTTATCTGTGCGCTCTGTGCGGCCGCTGTTGCCTCCAGCTTGGCGTTTTCAATTTTGACATGATGAATCTGCTCGGTTAGTTCTTCCGGGCTTTCTGCGGGCTGGACAAGCCCGCACAGCTCATCCAGCGACAGACCGAGAACGAGGCATAGCGCGGCAGAATTGTACAGTTTCGGGTCTTGCTGTGTTCCTGCGCAGAGCTTCGTCACAGCCGATCTGGAAACGCCGGATTCCTCGACAAGTCTGTCGATGGTGTAATGCTGATCTTCCTTCGCCCGCTTTATGTTCCTCTGATATGTAGAAAAATATGGGGCGAGTTCCTGAATTGCCGACATGATATACCTCCATTTTCACATATATTTCGCTGATTCTTCTGCTATGGGTATGGTTTTACCAATTTGAGGGTGGACATTTCTGCCGCTTTTGCTATGCTGGTTACAGGCGCGTGAGAAAGCCCCACCGCCGGGGGAGCGACGGTGGGGCTTTCTTAAACATTCCATTATACAAAATAGTCTGTCCCATAATTGCCGCTTACGAGGGTTACCGGACGAAGAAAATGCAAGGTGTTCTTTGTGGAAGATTCCAAATTGAAATTCTTGAACGGACGTTCTAAAATATGGAGGTGAACAAAATGCAGAGCATCAATATTCGCTTTGAAAATGGGAAAGTAAACATCATCGTAGACGGGGCACTTTTCAAAGACGTCCACAGTCTGAGCCTGGACTACATCAAGGGCGCACCTATGCTCTTTGCCTGCGTCTCAGATGTAGGCGAGACACGGGAGCAGTGGCAGAACTCTAAGTTTATGAGTTAGACGTAATAAGGATTCGGCTTCAGCAAGATTGCGATAGTGTCAATGACCCATCCAATCCCGCACAACCCAAGTGTAAAGAGATACAGGATTCCTGTTCCGACTTTGCCCTCATAGAATTTATGCGCACCGATCATACCGAAGAAAAGGCAAAGGAAGAATGAAACCCATTTGTTCTTCGGACGACCATACCCGCGGATAGTATTCACATTCGCATTTGTGTTCGTGTTATTGATTACGACGTTCGGCTGCGCGGACTTTAATTCTTCAACTTGCTTTCCACATTTCGGGCAAATCACGCAGTCCTTGTCGATGATCGCACCACAAAATTTGCAAAACTTTTGATTTTCGGTTGGAACGGGTCTTTCTACAGTGTCCATCTTATTTTCCTCTTTTCTATTTTTGGGTGTAAACATTGCGCTATAATATTATTTAGGGTGGCAGCCTCCACAAGGCGAATACCCAGAATTCTGTGCATCTTCTGTGCTATCGAACCAGATTTCATTTTCTGGGAGGATTTCTTTTGCAAAGCGGCAACCCGGATTGTGGTATTTATCCGAGTCAATACTTCCAACGTATACGCCGGATGATTTCTGTGACGTTGTTTCTGCAACTGGCTCATCGAACGGGGGCGTAATGGGAACCTCGGGCTTTTCCTGAACAATCGGCTCTTCGGGCTCCGGCACTTCGGGCGAAGACGCATCCTTTGAGCCTGAAACAGCAATCGTTTCTTGAACCGCCGCTTTTTCTGACTCGTCCTTCGTGGGTTTTGCTGTGCAGCCGGTCATAAGAAGCACCGCTAGAAAAAGCACAAGTATTCTTTTCATTACAAACTACCTCATAGCCAAAATTTGATCTGATACTACGATTTTACCACCAGAGTTTGACAGCCTCAAGGTCAAAATTATACAAAAAGAAACGATAAAATTGGGAAGATTGAAGAAGGAGGGCGCAAAATGATTTGCATTCAGGACGATATGTGCTATAATAGGGGTGAAGAAATTGCGCCCGCCGATAGTGGCTTTCAGTATTTAATGGAACTTACGACAGAGGAAAAACGAGAACTAATTAGAATGTGGAAGGAGCGAAACAATGTTTCTGAGCAGAGAAAAGTACGATAACATTATGTTGCAGCTGAGCAGAATCAGAACTGAAATTTCTACAAAAGATGAGTGCGGAGAAGCGTGCCGGATGTGCGAACACGCGATCGGTGCGACCAGCCCCGGCGGCGACATCGTGCTTGTCTGCGAAAAAAAGCTTAAAGCAGTTTGCAGCGACTTTAGCCCTCGAATCCTGACAGACATTTGTTCAGGAAATTCCAGAAATGTTCAGACGTAAGCAGCCCGAGCAGGAATGAGATTATTGCAATCACTAGGTCGTGGATTCGATTAGCCTTTGTGGACTTCTTACGCTGATCAATATACGCCAAGTAGTCCTTCCCACGTTCTTCTATTCCAATTGCGCAGGACGTGCCAAACGATAACACAGGGACACCATCTTTGCTGGGGATTGGGTGCAGATTTGCAAGTCCAAAATGTTTCAGCCTATTTGCGGTCTGGAAAATATCATCCGTCGCAAATATTCTGCTATCTGCCAACGCTTTAAGCATTTTTCTTTCGTCTTTGCTTAACTCGATTTCCGAAAACGGAAGGTTGCTTGCATCATCCATTCTGCTTTCTCCGGTTCTTTAGCATACGTGCCATTTCGAGCAAATCACGGCGCTCATTTTCATCCGCAGAACTCCAAATTTCACGGAGTTCTGCGGTTTCGCTATCTTCGACCTCATCCTTCGGGATGGGGTCTTTTTTTATGCCCGCAGACGGGTCCTTGTCCGGCAGCAAGTCTGCAACTGATACACCGAGAAATTCTGCGATAGCCGGGAGCTTGCCCTTTCTCGGCTTTGTTCTCCTAGTGTTCCACTGACTATAAACGCCACTAGATGCACCGAGAAATTCGCACAAGTCAGCGCCGGTCTTTTTGCTCTTGGTCAAGTAATAATTGATTTTGTCTATTGTGTCCATATTAGTCAATAAATAATTGTTCAAAATGCAGTACTATTATATCTAAGTTTTTGTTGACATTCTTAGTAAACTTAGTTATAATAGTTTTTGTTAGGGCGGAACTTACAAGTGAGGTGATGGCGTGAAGAAAGACAAGTATATATGGGGATTTCAGATTGTTGGTTCAGACTGCGGATATGACCAGTTCGGTACGTTCCATTGCGCGTGCGGTCATTGCCTTCCGTTACGAGTTGATGTAAGTAAGGGCGGCAAATATCGCGGCAGCGACTGCGGCGACGGCAGATACGACGGTGAAAAACATGTTGATAAGAAACCGCCTTTTCTCCGTGCGTGCTTTCGAGCCTTCGGTTTCGACAAGCACATTTAGCCCGTTTTCTTCTATGGATTTGTAACGCTTATTCCGATTGAGAAACAACCTGATTCTTTCTCTGAACGACTTGCACATGATTCATGCCTCGGCTTATGAGGCGTGAAAAGAACACCGCCCCGGACAGCTTATCGGATTGTTTAATAATGATAGGTGGTACTTTCATAATAACACAATTCACTAAGTTGTCAAGAAAAACTTAGTATTCTCAGACAGGAGGTATGTAAAGGCATGGGTTTTAAGGAAGCGAGGCTTGCCGCCGGATTGACAGTTCAGCAGGTAGTCAAGGCGCTGAAAGTTTCAGACGCATCTGTTTATCTGTGGGAAACCGGGCAGATGTATCCGAAGACAGCGCGCCTGCACGAAATCGCAGATCTGTACGGCTGCACAGTGGACGAGCTTTTAAGGCCGAGAAAGGAGGAAAAATGACGCTGGACGATATCCGGGCAATGTCAAAGCCCACAATCCTCGCAAGCGAGGCGGCGCAGGTGCTTAGAATGAGCGCAAATTCGATCCGGGTTATGGCACGTCTGAACCCAAGTGCGCTTGGATTTCCGGTTATATGCTCAACGGAGCATAATGTGGAAATCCCGAGAAAACCGTTTTTACGATATTTGGGGGAGGCGATGGAAGATTGAGAAACGAACTGGAAATCGCAGAGACGACAGAAGACCGGCAGGAACGGCTGTGGGACGAGCTGCAGTACCGCAAAACAATGCTGCGCGTGATCAAGCGGCTGTGCCTGTGGATCGGCGGGGGGGGGGGGGGGCCGGCCGCGG